AGCTCATCACCTGATTTGTAATACCAGCGCGTGAGGGTTTTGTCGTTCGAAAAGTTTTGAATTTGGTCTATACAAAATGCACCTTCAGCTTGGTAAATCCTACAGCCAAAACGCTTAAGTATTTGGGAGAGCACAAAACCAACTTGCACGCCTTCTTCTACCAATACGCTGGCAGCCACTTCACCCAGTTTGTCACAAAATGCAAATTTACTTACCTGCGTTAAGGTCCATGGATTATACCCATCAAGGCCATAAGTGCCAGCGGTAAGCAAGCGGCTATCTGGACTATCCTCAAGGGCCGCAAATAAATTAACTACTGTACCACCATCGGCTTCTACTCTGTCTCGGTAATTCAATAAATAGCAGCTGGTATCTTCTAGCAAAACCGCCCTGCTTTCGGCGATAGCTTCGCGCAGCGGCTCTATATTATCCCATTGCCCGGCATCGGCAAGCACCCTATCTTTGTACGCCTCGGTAGTATCAAACTCAGGCATGTTGGCGGCGTACCAATTTACGCTCATTTTTAGCCACGCATCGTCGGCGTTAAAAAACTGCGACAAACCTGTATAGCTGAGCAGGTCAAGCAATATATCTTGGAATGTCATGAGCCCCAACCCCCAGCCTGTTATTGCCTCCCAGTTCATAGTGAGCGCGCCCAAATAATCGGTGGCTACCAGGCGCACATTATACGGCTGCACATCATCAGGCTGCTCTATTAAATCAGGAGCAATGTGGCCACTCCAGTCTAGGTAACCATTTTTATAAAGCACTACCGAAAACCTTTGCTCGGCAGCATTGGCGATATCTATTATCAAGGTTTCTAATGCAGGGCTATCCACCATTAAAAACAAATCAATCGAGCTTCCTTTTATTGGCGCATACCGCTCATCATCGTTACCCGGGTAGCTCACGGCATAACCACCGGTGGCAAAGTCGGGCAACTGATTTGGCGATCCAGTGTAGCTTGCATCATGTATATCGAGCCTGCTATGCACGCCCGAGCTACTCACCATTTCACCCCTATAACGTACTGCCATTAGTAGTTGCCATTTATACGTTTCACATCATAACCATACCTATCGCTGGTAATTCGAATTGCACCACCAGCAATGGCGCCATACACGCGGGTATCGCCACCACCGCTAGGCAACATGTCGCGCAACTTACTTAGCGGAGCAACCACTTCGGGATCGGTTCTAGCGCCGGCGTATTCACCAATAAGCGCAGCAGTAGGAGAGTAGGCTATACCACCACTGGCCATAGGCCGCAGGCCACCACTAGGCGTGTTTTTACTTAGCGATGCTCTGAGCACACCCGCCAATACCAAAGCAGCAGCACCAGCAGCTAGTGCCGCCATAGGGTTTGCAAAGGCTGCTTTTAAATTCATCATTGCAATGCCAGCAGCTATAGCCGCTTTTCCGAGATACTCTAGGAAGGTTGCAACCTGCATCATGATGGCATTAAATATGCCATCAATATCACCACCACCAGCAGCTATGTAGCCTAGAGCCATAACCATATCACCTGCCACATTAGTAACCATATTACCCATTGCGGCATTTACTTCTGTTGCCATATCCTGGAAAATAGCAACAGCAGCAGCAGCGGATCCGGCTAACGGTTCTTGAATCTCGACTAAAGCACTTCTCATTTTTGAAATGCTCGCCTGAAAAGTTGAAGCGGCTTGAGTGCTTTGGTCGCCCATCTCTATCATGGAGCGGCTTATATCATTTGTCTGAGCCGATATCGCAGCCAAAGCAGGGGTGCCACCGGTACTGCTAAATAGCGAGTCCCATGCGGCCTTAAGCTTCATTAATGGAGCGAGCATAGCATCTACACCACCCTGTAATTGATCGGCAGAAATAGGCGTAAGGGTCTGCCTAAAATAGGCTTGTGCATCAAACCAATCTTGCTTCATGGCCTCAAGCATATCTGACCATATTGCCTCTGACTCCATTGGAGCCGTCCCCAGGATAGCCCAGCCTGTTTTAAAATTGCCTGTGGTAAACATCTTTATAGCTCCATACAGTTTCTCAAGCTGCTGAAGCACATCGCTTACCATAGCCGTTGCAAAGCGGGCAATGGCTGGGAAAATAACCACAATGCCAGCTAGTGCCTGGCGTATAAGCACAGCGCTATTGTACCAGCTGGCAAAGCCAGTGGTAATACTTTCTACTGCGTTTTTAAACTCATCCCAATAATATATTACCGCAGCAAGCGCAGCGGTAATAGCCAACAACCCCAACACTATAGGGTTGCCAGCAGCGAGCGCACCACCCAGTATACCTAGCGCTTTAGCCACACCACCCAGCACACCCATAAGCGCACCTAAAGACGAGAGCAGAATAGGGAGCGCAGCTGTAAAGGCCACCACCTGGATGACGGCCATTTTCTTTTCTTCGCTCAGGCCAGTGAACGCACCGGCCAACTCGCGCACCGCATTACCCAGCTGGGCCAACATTGGTGCAAGTGCATTACCCAATTCAATGCCAGCATCTTTAACGCTATTAAGCGCAGTAGCGTAATTGTATGCGCCCGATTTTGCATAGGTATTAAAACCGGCATTAACCAATCCGGCTGAATTGTTAATGTTTTCTAGCACCTGGGCGTACACATCACCCTGCGAGCCTGCAGTACCTAGCACGTTGGCCAACGCTTCAACCGATGGGATTATACGCCCGAGGCTTTCAATGTTACCATCTGTCATTGTGAGTAGCTCCTGCATTACCGAGGCGAGGCCATCAGTACGTAGTTTATTACGCAGGTCTTCAAAGGTTAAACCAAACTTAGCAAGCTCCTCTTTGGCCTCGCTGGTTGGTTTAATCATGGCATTAAGTACGCCGCGCAAACTTGTCACCACCTCTGATGCGCTTACGCCTAAGCGTGTAAATACAGCAATATTAGCGCCTACCTCCTCAAAGCTTACACCGAGTGCTGATGCCACTGGCAACACCTTGCCAAGGGCAGGAGCAAGCTCAGAGGCTTCCATATTACCTTCACGCACAATGGCCATCATGATGTCGGTACTTTTTGCAGCGGTAATAATTCCATCGCCATAAGCTTGCATGGCCGCTGTTGCCGCCCGGGCAATTTCTTTCTGCTCACCCAAACCTACAGCTGCAGCCTTGGCCGATGCCGATAATAATTCCTGAGCCTCGGCACCTCTTAAGCCTGCACTTACAATTGTAAATGCAGCCGCAGCCATGGCCTGCTGAGCAATACCGGTTACATCGCTTATACCTTTTATGGAACTGCGAAGCTCATCAAACTGAGAACCGCTAATGCCTACAAGTGTGTTTATTTTTACGAGCTCAGTTTCAAGGCCAGCACTAAGCATTGTACCTGCCGTGGCAGCAGCTACAAATGGCAGGGTAACATTATTGCGAATGGTATTAGAAATGCTGCTGAGCTGATTTCCGAGGCTTGAAAACTCGCGCTGCACCTGCTGCATCTTGCGCTGGTACTCGGTAATATTGGCGCCTACACGTACATCTAATTTCCTTGACATGACTAGATTTTTTTATATTGTTCGATGCTTATTAATCGCCCTGTAGCAGGCTTGTCTGCAATGCCTTCCCAGGGAAAGCGCTGCATATCCTTGGGCGTTGTGTACTTGTCGTTCTTTGATAACTGAATGTTAATGAGGTGCCAGGTTTGCCACCGCATTAACTCCCATTCTGCACGAAGCTTGCTGGTAAGTGTGCGTTGTACGGCATGGGAAGCGGCCGACAATTCGTACGGCGTCATGAACCAAAACTGCTCAGCCGCTATCCCTAGCTCGTATGCGTTGATGAGTAAATCATCCCAGCTCTGGGGGCCTACTTCTTCGGCCCCTTTACGTTTTTTTCAGCAACACCCTCCTTTGCTTTTCCGGCAATAGACTGCAGCTGGCTGGCTATTACTGTAACAAACGTGGCGATATCACCAGCATCGTCCATCCAGTCGAGCACACCATCTACATCCGGGACCTCTTCAACAGCAGCTGCATCATTGTGCTGGCGGGCTCCGGATATTAATCCCAGCCTAATGAGTAGTGCCAGGTCGTAGAGCTTAAACGCATCAAGCTTAAAGCCTTTAATAAAGCTTTCGCCGGTTTGCTGCTCAAATTGCGCGAGCGCTGCCATACCAATACGGATAGGGCGCTCTTTACCTCCGATAGTAATATTCTGTATCATACGGCAGGAGGGGTATAGGTGATTGCGCCATCTACCTTTAGCGTGAAGTTGGCCTTAACCGTATCTTCCACGCCGGTGGTTATTGATAGCTGGAAAAGGTAGCAGCTAAATGCCCATTCCGGATCATCGGCATTAGCTGTTTTAACCTCACCTAAGAGGAGGGTTTTAGCCAGAAAAGCGGCCATCAAATCATCTAGGTTATTGGCCGAAGCCATGTCAACATCTACTGAGCCGCTAATCTCTGTAGAGCGCAATCCTTCAGCACTCTCTTCGAAGCCCAGGGAGTCAGCCGTAGTAATGTCTCTGATATCTTGCTTAAAGTTTACATTCAGCTCCAGCCTGTCGGTAAGAAGTGCTGGAGTTGTGGGGTCGATAAAAAGGCCAAATTTGCTGGCGTTAATAATGTCAGGTGTCCTTGCCATAATATTTTAAAATTTTAAGATGCAAAAGTTATTGCTCCGGTGAATTTGAATGAAGCGTCGAACGTTAAATTGTCCTCTACGCCTGCTACAATTGCGAAGTCTGTCATGTAGGCCTGAGCAGATAATACCTTGGTGCCTACTCCAATTTGAATTAGAACCTTGGTGCGGCCACTTCGAATTGCTTCTAAGTTGGTTACATCATAAGAACCATTACCAGCGCCATCAAAGCAGGTAAAGCCACCAACTTTGGCCGTACCGCTGATAGTCCCTGGGCGCACACCCTTGTTACCGGCGCTTGATTTAGTGGTTTTCTCCACCTCTGCAGCCGACAAGTCGAAGCTTACATTATTGGAGTGCGCAACATCTTCACCCGCGATTACCATCAGCACTGCTGATCCGTTTAAAATTGCCATAAGTATATTTTATTAAGAGATTAATTCCTGTTTTAATAAGTCGAAACCTTCCACTTCACCACCTGCAGTTTCAACCCGCTGGCGATATTGGTATGGGCTAATGCTTTGATCAGTATAATTGCTACGGATGACACGAAAACTGTAATCATCGGTAGTGTAGAACTCCTTGGATTCGTTATCAAAATCTTCGCGCTGGTCAATGAGCCGAATGCTTTGAACATTTACGCCAGCAACGGTAGCATTTAAGCGCTCTAGGGTATAGCGTATGCTTTCCCGTAGCTCTTGCATCCTGTCTCTGTTTGCGCTGATGCTTTTAATCTGGTATTGAATTACATCCAGCGTACTTGGTCCGCTGGCGGTATCTTGGGGATCGTTAAAGATGAGCTCATACACTACTGTATCACCGGCATCGCCCTGCTTACGCAGCTGTGGGTACACCCGCGTATCGCAATACGCACGCACCAAGGTATTGGTGGTGAGCAGCTCATATATTGCAGGTCCTACATCGGTCATCCTAGTATGCGTTTTGATTCGGTGTAAATGATATCTTCCATTTTTTTGAAGATGGCCGCCTCAGCTGCCGCCTTACTCTTTTCAAAGCCGGGGCGCATAAATGGCTGAGCAGACATGGTTGCCGTGCCGTACTCAAGCATGTAAGCGTAGTAGCCATCAGCACCTTTGCTGCCACCTTTACGTGGGCCAATAGCCAGATAGGCCAATCCCTTTTTGCTTTTAATACCAATGCTTCGCTTTAGGTTTCCGGGCCTAAACATGCGTGTTGGCTTACCCTTACCATTTCCTTTTTTTTTATTGCCGCCAGCATTTGGGTACAGGTAATGCACCCGGCTACCCACTTTCACCTCGCCCTTAATGCCATCACGTATAATGCGAGCACCAGGCATGAGCGCCTGGCGAATTTTTGCAGCAGTAAGCGTTTTACCTAACTGGTCAAATGCACGCTGCATTTCGGGCAAGCCCTTGAGCTCTATAGTTAAATTAGAACTCATTGCTTTAACTCCGTTTTTACGCGCAAATACTCCTGACGGCCATGTATATCCACATGCACAACCTCATACGCTAGGCCGTTATACAACACCACGCTAGTAAGCGGCAAAGCCTGATAGCGCATAATGAAGTAGGCGGTACTTACAGCGGTAAGTTTGTCGTTCTCAATACGCTCAGCACCGCTAGGATAGGTAACCTGTGCCCACGTATCTACGGCAGTAGCCAGCGAAGTATTTACCGCACCGCTAGTAGAGCGGCTGGTTACCAGCGCCCTTACACCTACTATCTTATCGAGCCGGCCAATACGCATACTACCTGAAGCGATAAACTTTGTGTGGATCTAAAAGTGCCGAAACACCAAGGGGTAACTCATGCACAGCAATGCCCTCCACTACAGCTTCGCGGTGCTCGTACAAGTGGCCAATGGTAAGCAGCATAGCTGATTTAATGGCGTCGGGTACCATCGCTACTGATTCGTACCCGGCAGTAAATTCAATGCTCACCGCAGCAGGGCGGTCGTAACTAAATGGCCAGCTATGAGTAGCCTTTAACACCACCCGAAACGGTTCGCTAAATAAATCAACAATGTACTTATCGGCGTTAAGTGTTTGTTCAGCGTTGTTGGCATCAAAGTATTTCACGCTATTAACCGCCGATACTGGGCAACGATTAATTGCAATGGTTCGGCTATCTGGAAATTCATCGCACCTAAATACCCAAGTTGCCGGCATAAGCTGGCGGTTGGTATACGACT